ATCTCTCTGCAAATCTTGGACGAATTGTTACAGGTAGCCCTTCTTCCATAATAGAAGCTTTTGCTGCAAATACATGTCTGTGTACGCCTTTAGTTGTTGGAACAAGTGTCTTAGATTGAAGAAGCTCATATCCTATTTTAAAAGAAATACCTTCTTGTGAGACAACTTTTAATTTAAACAGTCTAGCGTTTGGCTGTCCTACACGCTTCCATTCATACACATGGTGCAAGGCTTTTGGTCTAACTCTTGCCTGAGAGTCAAGATACTCTCCGAAATCTTTTTGAATTTGTTGAAAAATAGTTTTAGTAAATTTTGCCTGGAATGCTTTATTTTGAGTTAATTTAGCAATTACCTGAGCATTGTAATATAGGTAGGCAGATATTTGAGCAACTGTACTATCTTTAAGTACATCTCCTTTACTACCCGCCATTAATCTTTCTAGACCGCTGGCAGCACTTACTAACGCTGTACTGTTATCCAAGTTGCTGATTCTCCGATCTCTTTAAAGTTGAATTATATCCAATAAGTCTACCAAAAGGATCTGTTATTGGAGTTACGCCTACCACCTCAAAAACTGTTGGGGTATCGCTAGGAAAATTAATTTCTGTCCAAATAGGGTTATTCTTTTGATCACGAATATTTGATACTTTATCTCTTGAGGTTAATCTTTCAGTAGTTCTAACCTGTACCTGTTGATCATTTGCATACCTGTTGTCAAAAATCTGTTTATCGCTAGAACGAGTTGTTGCAGAATTACTAATTGTTCCTTTTGCGTGACAATCCATGGATTTTTGATAGATCCATTCCTTTTTAATTGCTCCAGTATCAGGATCTTGTTGATCTATTTGTCTGTATACATCCAATCTCATGGATAATACAGAGTCTATGATTCCGTTCATCAGATCAATAAAACTTTAGAAATGACATAGTCTGAAAGCAGTTGGTCTGCATACAGATTGCCCGTTCCAGAAGTTGCTCCACTTCCGTATTCAAAATCCCAGTCAAATGTTGAAATTTTGTTTACATACTTGTTACGCCATAGATTATCTTTGCTAAAATAATCCTTAATTAATTCTACTGCTGCTAGTTCTACCTCATCTGGAATATATTCATATCCAAATTCTCCGAACACAGTGTATCTATAACCTCTCTGGAAAACTCCAGGGGCATCATGGATAGAAGGTGGAACCATTCCATTTGCTGTGTATACAGTATTGTCTAGCATGGCTGCTCTATTAATTCTTAACGCATAACCACTTTCAGTAACGTCTACTTGATAATTCCAATTATCTATATTATTAATAGTATCTTTTAGCAATACGTCATTAGAATACAGTTTATATAGCTCGTTAATTTTTGATGGAAGAGGTAGCGTATCTGAATCAGTTCCATAAATAGAATATCTATCTGTATAAAGAGAGAATCTTTGTCCAGTATAATTTTCAATTAATTTACGAGCATATCTTTCTCCAGCAGTAATTTCATCATAAGTTTTGTAATTTGGATCTGATGGATCATTTCCAACGCCGATTAATGAATATGCCTGGGCAAAGTCTACATATGGTTGAACCACATATAGCTTATGCTCTCTTGATTGAGAATTGCCGCTGACAGAATATGTCCATACCAACTTTAACTCTCTGCTTTTATATGTAGCGCTTGTAGGAAGATTAACCTGGTATACGCCAATATCTGTCTCTGATTTTTCTGTAGTAAGATTTGAAAATATAGCTGATGCAGGATTTATTGGAGTAACAGGATCGTTTGTTACATCATATACTGAAACAGTTGGATTGGAATCTGCATCGGTAGGTTCCCCTCGCCAAAACACCTTATGCTTTACTGGATTAGTCGAACCTACGTATAATTCCATTTTAGTAGGCTAAGATTAGTGGTAGAAGTCTTGAACTTCTTTCGGTGTTGCTAATCTAAAGCCATCCTCCTTGTCAAAGATTGCTTGAGCTTGATCTGGAGCCATGGCTACAAATGGGTGCTCTCTTGTAAATGTATGTCCTAGAATATCATATCTAAAGTTAGCTCGCTCCATTTTAACTAGAACAGCATCTTCAGATACAGGCTTCTTGGGATCAAATTTAGGTAATACTTCTTGAGTCATATCTTCCGCTTCTTCTTTTTCGCCTAGTGTCTTTTTATATACAGACCAGCTAACTCCTTCTTCTGAGAGTGCTGCAATAATGTCCGCTTTATTTTTTAAGCTTTCAATGTCTACGCCGAAGTCTTCGGCTATTTTTTTTAGTTCAGATACTTTTAATGTCTCAAATGACATGCAAATCTCCTTATTCTACGTAAATCAATTATAGCATTAGTAAATTAAAAGGAAAAGCCCCCTAAAAATTAATTTAGGGGGCTTTATTGCAGATCTAAATCCTATAAATTAGGAAGCGACCTTAACGTTCTTAACAACTACCCATGCATCAGGCTGCTCGATCTGTACGCCTACACGTGTGTATAGTGTGTACTCGATAGAGTCCTTGCGTGGCCAGAAGAAACGGTATACGGTTACGTCACGCTTGACACCAATAACTACGTTATTTGGGAATGTCAAGTGGATATCTCCGTGATTTCCTGTCTCACCTGAATAGTCGCCATCTTGTGCTTCTGGAAGAAGTGGAACTTCAACAATCGGAATACCGAATGCGAATGGTGCCACATAACCTGCTGGACCACCTAGTGGTGCAACATCTCCACGGATAATGCTTGAAGCGATATCCTGTGGGATTGTTTGGTTTGTTCCAATGCTGTTAGCATAGAGGAAGTCCTGGATCAAGTTCGATCCTGCGAGGAATCGAAGATCCGAACGACGCTGCTTATACTTACGTGGAAGAGCCTTGAGAGCTGAGTTGAATACTGCACGAGATACGTTAGCACCTGCTGCATCAACAACGTGAGCTGTAGCCTTAGCCTTCTTTACTACACCATCAAATGCCTTATAAAGGTTATCTGATGTGAGTGATGTGTTACCGTTAAGGATAACATCTTCAATGTCATTACCTGCCTGTGTTGCCATCATGCGGGCGATGTGATCTTCTAGGTCTGGACCTTCAATGTTGTCTTCTAGAGACTCTGTTGAAAGCTCCCAATCTAGACGAAGCTTCTTTGTTGTTAGCGAGATCTTTGAGAAAGTAACAGCAGCGTTTGCGCCTGTGTTATCTGCCTCGGTTGCAAGAACCATGAGCTTCTCACCTACACCAATACGATCAATTTCAGTGGTGTCTGCTCGCATGCGAACAGTACGAGCCACTTTACCAATTACAGTTGCGTCGAACATGTAGTCTAGGAAACGTGCAGACTGCTCAGGATTGAGTAGTCCACCCTTTTCGCCACCAGATCCACGGTGAATACCTGTGGTTGGAGCGCCTGTACCAGTCATGCCAGTTGATACTAGAGTATCTGTTGCAACTGCTTTTTCTAATGTTTCATTGCTCATTATTTATTTCACCTACCTTTTTAGTTGAAAATTTCTTGTACGGAACCGAGGAAAGAACCGTTCCATTTAGATTTCTTTATTGTTACTCCTTCAGACCCGCCAAGGTCAGAGGACTTCTTAATTGCAGTCTCGGATTCGACTGCGTCAACACGCTTTTCCACGCCCTCAATCGTGTTCTTGATATCTTCTACAGCCTTTGAAAGTGCTGTATGTTGTTCTGCCAATTCTGAAATTCGAGTATCCACGCTCTTGCTGAAAGTCTCAACAGTATCCTTGATTGCTGTGACTTGAGCTGCGTTTGCCTCAGATGCCTTGTTCAAAGTATCTGAGAAGAATCCCTTAAGATCACCGAGCATCTTTGCAAAATCAGGTTCATCAACCTCAACTTCTGATACGTCGGCTGCTTTTTCCAGAACTTCGGCAGGAGCGTCAACAACTGGTGCTTCATCAGCAACAGGTGCTTCTTCAACAGCAGGAGCTTCCTCGACAGGAGCTGCTACTTCTTCAACTGCAGGAGTCTCTTCGACTACTACGTTTTCTGTGTTTTCTGACACTTCATTACCTCCTTCTGCGTTTGCCTGTTTTGCAATTGTTTGTGTATCAGGCAACGGTAATCTTGTCTTCTTAAATGAAGCAAGAATTCTATCTATCTCTTTCCCTTTGTTAACATCATTACTCTCTACCCATCCGATCAAAGTTGCAGGCTTACCTGTAACTGGGGAGTCATACGATGCCTCTGTTGATATGAAAACAGAATCACTGTCTTCACAATAAAAAATATTCTCTGCAATTACTTCTGTCGCCAT